TAGTGTTGCGCCGTTAATACTGTAGTCATTTGTTGAGACTATCAGTCCATTTACGAACACTAAAACGCTGTGTACTGTGTGGTCTGCTTGACAAGTGAAGTCGGTTGTACTACCGTCACCTGTGTATTCGTGACTTGTATAAACAAGATTGAGAGTATTATTTGTAACACTACCTGCTTGGAGTTGTGTAACTGTGGCGTGTGCTGAACGATGTTTTATAATTACTTCGCCTCCTTGCGGAACAGCATCATTTAGTGTTAAAATATTATTTGAAACTGTATAGTTTTCTGTAACACCAGGTACTTGTATAACAGCATCTACATATACATCTATTGATTCTGCGTCTGCTGGAGTACTAGCAAGTGTAAAACTACTTTGTGAACTAGCCGTTACCTGATAAACTTCTGTTGATGGTACTGTTCCATCAACTACGCTATCTGTAAAACTAAATCCACCACTACCGTCGGTAGTTAGAATTTGACCAGCAGAACCATCGCTGATTCCTAAATCAGTTAGTTCTTCTGGAACGTCTGTGATTTCAACTAATACAACACCACTTCCTTCGTCAGTAATCTGGAAACCATTTGTTGTATTAAATTTAATAGTTGCTACGTTCGGAACATTTACATTTGGGCTATCGTTTACTTCTAATATACCCAAACCTTGTGTTGCAGCGGCACTTAATCCAAATGTTCCAGTGTAAGTAGCACCACTTACATATACACTGTTACCTGTAAAACTTTTTCCGTTTGGTAGATTTTCACCAATAAAATGTAGTACGCCTGCTTGATAATCAAAGAACCATTCGTCATCGTTACCACTACCAGCAATAAACACCTGATTACTTAAACTACCTGCTCCGGCGGCATCACCAGCAGTGTGAATATAAACTTTAACTAGGTATGTAGATCCAAATTCTGGTGGGATCCAATCACTTACACCAGTTTTCCAAGTTCTATTTGCTGTTGCTGTGCTATCAACAGTACATTCAACTGGCGTACTTGTTGGATAAACTGTAACTGTACTAGAACTTGTGCTAGGCATAACGCCTGGAATAGTACTAGCATCTGCCAAAAGTTTATCAGCACGGAGTAAAAGTGGACTAACAATACTTTCGTTGGCGGCAAGTTTATTGGCATTAGTGTCAGTTTTAGCGACACCATAACCTAACTTTTTCCATAAGTAGTCAACTTTTTGGGTATCTGAAACTGCCATTAGCTCGCTGCTCCTACGCTAATTGAGTTGAGCGTTTGGAATCCGTCTAACCCTATACGAACCAGTACGACATTACCTGTTGCGTTACTCATGTTTTCACTACCTAGTGTTAGTGTATAACTGTTATTAATACTTGATCCTGTTGGAATAACATCAGCACCAGTTAAGGCGCAACCGTCACTACCGTTACCACCGCCGCTTGTGTTTGCTCCTGGTACGCCTACTCCCAAATACTGTGAGGTACCATCTATCCAACCATTTGCTCCGCTGGCTGTATCAACAGTAGTTCCCGGCGCGGCAATCCAAAGTCCAGCAATACCTGTGCTACTATTAATTGTTACATCAAAGTTAGCAACAACTTGTCTACGGAAAGCAAATGTATAATATTGTCTACCATTGTCACTACTTCTGTCTGGTCCTACTGGCAAATAACCTGTACTTAAATCTTCTGTGTAATGTGTTAGTGTACCTAAACGCACTGTTGCTTCTTGTGTTCCACTGACTGCTTCATTACCCTGCCACACATTGTTTGTATAGTAGTTTGTAGCACCGTTAAAACTAGGTGTATCAGTTGTCGCACTTAGGAAATCTGCTATACGCAAACCACTATCTGTATAAGTTCCGTTACCTAAACTACCGGAAACTGAAACTGTTGTATCGCTAAATCCTGTTGGGTTTGCTGTATGAACTTGAATCTTAGGACCATTTAATTCAACATATCCACCTGTTCCGTTAACATTATACGCTCTAAATTTAATTGTTTCAATACCAATAACACTACTGCTTGTTAAACTAATGGTTTGATCGCCAATAGCATAAGGACTACTTACACCAACGTTAACGTTTGGAATACCACCTGTAAGCATACTACTTGTGCCATCAATATCTGTATATGATTTATACTGTGTACTAACTGTGGCTCCGCTTGTGCTTTCGTAGTTTGTACCATTTGCTATTTCAAATACTTGTGTAGTATCTCTATATGCTTGTCCAGTTAAATTACTAATTGTAGCACCGCTTAATGTTAGTGTTGGGCTACCAGTATTGTAATAAGGAATACCGCTGATATATCTATATGTACCAGCATTATTTTCTGTTAGTGTAGCACTACTTACATCAACTGTAGGTGTGCTTGTCATGTCATCATAAACTACTGTAACATAATTTGTGTTACCAGTTGAGGAATGTTCTAATCTTTGATCGTTAACACCTACATTATAAGATGTTAAAGACTGTGTAATCTTTGCGTCAAATGTTTGATAAAATCCACTTGGGTAACTACTGCCTATTGTAGTATGAGCGTCACCTTGTCCACTTACAATTAAACTTGTAAATGTGCCGTTTTCATTAGTAGCAGTAGTAAATGTTTTGTTACCACTATCAATACCATTGATAATTGCTGTCAGTGTTCCACTTAAACCATCATAAACATTGTTAACTGTACTTGTGTCAATGGTGCCGCTAGTATAACGTCTAGCAGTAGTAGTTGTTAAACTATCTCCTGCGCTAAGTGGGTTAGTGTCACTATTATCTGTAAACCCTGCTGCCAGTTTTGGACTAGAACCTTGATAACTATCTGATAATGTTATAGATGCGCTACTTAATCCGCCAGGCGCACTAGGCACAGCATGTAATGTGAATGTTAAACTTTCGCTATCGCTTTGTGCTGTTAAATCTGGAGTTCCGCTTGCTGTAAGTTGAACTGTATAATTTTGTCCTGTAGCAATACCAGTAAAGTTATGGTCCAGTGTAGCACCTATTGTACCAGCACTACTGCCATCTTCTAAAATAATTGATGGGTTGCCATAAAAATCCCAAACATATTGATCAGCATTTTGTGAAGTGTTTGTAAATCTTGCTAGGGCTCTATTATTGCCGTTGTAATCCGTACCAGCATACAAATCATATTGATTATCACCACTCTTGTCACTTACTGTAACTGCTGTACCTGCTAGGTTAGCACGAACATCTGGTTCAACATGAACTGTAAAGTCAGATGTTACAAAAGGACTATTTCCGTGTGGGGTATTAAGTGTTAGTCTACCAGTATAATCCACTGCTGTTCCATTTGCTTGTTCTGTCGATGTTAAAGAATATTTGTGTGTAATGCTTCTACCATGATCACCACTAGCATTTGTGCCAGCATTTACTGTTGATGTTGTTCCATCTCCCCATGTATAAACATATTGACTACCGTATGTAGCATAACTACCTACTGTTGTTTCTGTGTCGTTTGTAAATGTAACTGTTAACCCGTTATTGCTTTCTTCGTTAATACCAGTTGTAATATCAAGAGAAACTTCAGGAGTATGGTCATCATAAATTTTATATGTGTTATTATCACTTGTAGGTGTAGTACCAGGAGTTGCTGTATTATGACTATCTAAAGTAAGTGTTACTTGTCTTTGTAATTCTTGTTCAACACTTGCTGTAAATGTATGAGCGAGTCTACCACCGCCTACTCCACCAGCACTTGAATCACTAGTGATTACATCCGGTGTGCTTCCATCTCCCCATGCCCATGTATATTGAATTGTTGCTCCACTTGTATTTGTAGTTGTATTTTCAAAATAAATTGTATCACCATCGTCCCATGATGTAATAGGACTTCCGCCTGTTGGTGAATCATAGGCATCAAAACTAACAACAGGAGTTGCTGTATAAATTGTAACATATCCAGTACGTTCTTTACTTGCCGTACTACCACTTCCAGTACCGCCATCATTAAATGCTTCTACACTGACATCAAAAGGACTTCCTGTATTAGTACTATATGTATGTGAAGGAGTTGTACTTGTTGTTGCTGTAGTGGTTGAACCATCACCCCAATCAATAGTATATCTATTTGGATTACCGGTTGATGAAATGTTTAGTGTAACTGCTAAACCCGCACCTCCAACAAGTGGAGAACCTGTAAAATCTACGTCTTTAACAAATGTATTATTACGGATATTTTCGATTGTTTCGTTTAGATCATCAATCGCATCTGTAATTGTTTGTTGTGAATCAAATCCCTGAAAAGCACCATCACCAAATGTTCCATCCACAGGTGTACCCAATGTTAGATTACCGCCACTACCTGATTGAGCATCAACGTATGCTTTAGTTGCTAAATCCTGAGCGTCGGTTGGATCACTAGCATTTTTAACTTGCTTGGTTGAAGCATCAATATTACCAGTAGTGCCAGCGTCTAATACTAAATCATTGTCATCTGCTTTGATTTTATTAGTAGCATGGTTAATGTTAATGGCCAACTTTTCATTCCTCTATAAGTTCGTTTACTATGTATTTATAATAATCTAATGTTAGATCGTAATAGTTGATCTATGATTAGACAATACTACCCAGCCTGAACTGGTGTACATTAATGTTGCTGTTTCTCCAGCATTGTTAAATGTAATACTTGAAAAACCTAACGGCGTGTCTGGTGTTAAAACAACAGTTGATGCCGGGGCACTTACTTGAGCAATGATTTTAATTTGTCCATTTGAACCATCTGGTAAACTAACAGCATTTGACGTTGTGCCATTAAAATGTGAAACTGCTGTACTTGCACTAACTGGGCCAGTAGTAACAACATCTTCACTTGTGCTATTTAAATGTAAATTTTGTGTATAAACGTTTGACCATTCTTTAACATCACTTCCAATGTTATATGCGTTGTCTGTACTTGGTACTACATCACTACTAATGTTTGCGTTTAAAGTTAAACTGCCGCCAGCATTACCAAGTGTAATAACATCACCATTAGCAACAAGTGTACCACCAATATACTGATTGCCGCCTACCCAACTACCACCTTGTACTGAAAGAGCAGCCGGAGCATAACCTGGATCAGTTGGATCAGTTAATTCTGTCCAATTTGGTATATTATTTAAATCAATATCGTCTACGCTGTTGAGAGCAAGATCAGTTAATGTCGTGGCTCCAGATGAAGTAACACTGGTTGCTGTTACCGCACCTACAATAATGAGTTCGTTGTTGTCTGGATTTATATAAGTTGCCATCCATTTTTCTCCAATATCTATATGTGTATTTAGTTAATTCTACTCATAAAAAAACAGGACCCGAAGGTCCTGTTTCTCTATTTCTAAATAAGCAAATCTTACTGGAATGTAAGTGTGCCAGAGTTAACGGCAATCTTGCTTAGGTAGTCAGCAGCGTTACCAAGAGATGAAGCCTGGTTGCTTAGTTCAACATAACCATAACGTGTCATGAATGAAACAACAGGTTCAAATGTACTTGGATCAAGTACTGTACCGCTTGACATTAGAGGGATATATGGGCAGTAGAACGCAGCAGCGTCAATTTCGCCTTCACCCTTGTAACCAACGATGATGTTGGCACTGTCTGAAGCGTACTGGTTAACGAATACTTTCATTGTACCGTTTAGAGTACCTACAAACTTGGTGTTTGTTGGTGCTTCAAAAGGACCTTCAGTTGTTCTTGCGAACGCTGAAGTTGTCGCACTTTGTAGTACAGTTAGGATAGTTGGTGAAACAACAACCCAGTTACCTGCGCCACGACGTGTTCTTGAAGCAATTAAGTTTGCTGAACGGTTGATAAGAACAGCAAGAGCAGCGTGTTGGTCACCAACGAATGTTGGAGTACCGCTTACACCACCTTGGTTGTAAGTATCAGTTGCTGTACCAGCAAGTGTGTCTAGTGAAGTTAGAACTTCCTGATCGATTTCAGCAGTAATCTCTTGAGCAAGAGCTTGCATGATTTCTGCTTCAACGTCTAGGCCGTGCATAGACTGTGCGTCTTGAGCGGCTTCGAAAGTCCAACGTGCGCTTAGTTTGCGTGTCTTCGCTTCGACAGTTTGCTTTAGTACCTGGATGCTTAGAGCGCGGCCTGCTTCTGCTTCAAGAGCTGAAGTAGAATCGGCTTTGCCTGAACTAGCATTACCAGAATAACCATTAGCAATAGCAAATGGGCTTAGGGCTTCGTCACCAGCAGTAACGCCAGCGGCGGTTGCTGAGTAACGTACACGTAGAGTGTGGATTTGACCAACAGGTCCAGTCATTGGCTGTACGCCAACTAGTTCGTTAGCAATAACGGTTGGCATAACACGACGGATAACTGGTAGGATCACTTTGTTTAGCGTGGCAACGTTGCCAGACATTGTAGTGCCAGCAGCTGCAGTCTCAGCGAGATACGCTTTTGTATTCTCGAGAGTTGCTTCCATAACCGCTTTCTTGTTGCCTGTCAAACCGTCAGTAAGGGCGCCTTTAGTAACGTCCCAATTTTCAAATAGGTTTTGTGACATTTTGGTATACTCCTTTAATTTAAATAATACCGGCTAATTTTCTTAGGTTAATAATTTCAGCATCGCTATCAGTGTCCTGTGTGCGAGCCTTGTTACCTGTAATCTCAGTCTTCTGAGACTCGTTTAGAGTTTGCGCTTTAGATGTTGTTTGTTCGTTAAGAACAGTTGGTAAATACTTTTTAAACGCTGTTGACAATCTGTCAGTAGCAACGCTTTCAAGTAAGTTACCCATCAATTCACGCTTATCTTTTGCTAATGGGCCTAGCAAGTCAGCAAGTACTTTAGCACGATCTTGTGCTTCAGCAACACGTTTTGCTTTTTGCTCTGCTTCATTAATCATTTCTTCCTTCTCTTCAACAACTTTCTGTGTTTCGGTTAATTGAGCCTTAACTTCTTCAAGTTGCTTATTAAGAGAAGAAATTTGAGTACCTTCTGCGAGATGAGAACTCATAAACTCAGTAGCAAAAGTTTCGAAGATCTTACGACCAAACATATTTTCTTTTGCTTTCTGAATGTCTTCTTTTAGTGTACCTAGCTCTGATGTAATTGTTGATTCAACAATACTTGCTAGTTTAGTAGAAGCCTTTTCAATGAATTTCGCTTTCGCTTCGGCAATCATTTCCTTGCCTTCCTGAACAAGTTTAACTTTCTGTTCTAGTAAGTCTTTTTTGTCCTGGTGGAAATCGTTAAGTTCTGTTGTTAGTTGCTCCATTACGAAGTCTTCTAACTTGGCAAAGTTACCTTCTTGAAGTTTACGGTCATCACGAAGTTCCTGTACTTCAGTTTTTAATGTTTCCATTACAAACTGGTCCAGTAACTTAGCATGTTCCGCAATCGCTTTTTTGTAAGATACACTTGCTTGGATAGCGGCTTGTTTGTCTTCAGCAAACTCAGACAATTCAGTTTTAATTGTGTCAGTTAGCATAGCGTCCATCGCTTCTACCATCTGCTCTTTGTCTGATTCATAACGCTGTGCGAATTCTTCACGTAATTCAATAGTGATTTCTTCGCGAGCTTCTGAAAGTTTCGCTTCCCAGGCTTCAGTAAGTGTACTACGCACTTCTTCTGAAAGAACTTCTGAACTTAGGAGTTGTTCGATTGCATGAGCCATTTACGTTCTCCTAATATCTAGGTTATTAATCAATCTAAGTACCTCTTCCTGGAGATACTTTTGTGCTTTAGTGTCATGGTTGGTAGCCTTAGCCACGTCCATTAAAATATTTCCACGCTTACCATTCATAATCGCTTCATATAATGGATCTGGATATGCGTCCGGTGCACTTGGGTTAGCAACAATATCTACTGTTTGAATTTCGAAACCACTAACATTTCCGCTTCCGTCTACTTCTCCGCTACCTCTACTTGACACACCTAGCCTACACTTGTTTTCCAATAAGGTTTTACAAATATTACCCATTGGAGTTGGTAGTAGTCTGAGGCGTCCTAAACCATCACTGCCGTTCATCCACATCTTTTCGATGATATGGCTTACACGGTCTAGATTTACTTGTAAATCATCTGGATGGTCTGCTTCACCTAATACTGAATATCCCTCATCAATTCGTAACTGAATATTTTTAACAGCCTTTGAAATTTCTGTAACGGGATAAACACGTTGGTTTTGATTACGCTTTTCACCTTGTACAAAGATGCCTTCCATGTACAGGTTTTTGTTGCCGTTGCCGTCATCTTTGGCTTCAACAATACAATTTGCCTGGTCAAATGAAAGTTTTTCTACAAGGGTTACATTAGCCATAATCTATTATCCTTTTGCCTTTGGAGCAGGTTTCAAATCACCAGCGTCTTGTGGGCTAGTTGCTTCCATTTTCTTTGGAGCAGGAGCCTTACCGCCTTTTTCAGCACCGCCTTTTGATACCATGTCATTACCTGACTTGTTACCGCCTTGCTTGCCGAATGGATCTTCAATACCCTTGCTTACTGGGCTTGATTTACCGTCTGAACCATCTGTGTGAGTTACGTTAACTGCTGTTAACTTGGCTTCTTCGTCTAGTTCTTCAACTTCGGTTTCATCTAATTCTTCTTCTTCGCCTTCAAACGCCATTTCTTCTTCCATGTCATCTTCCATGTCATCTTCCATGTCGTCTTCTTCGTCAGCATCGTCGCCAACTAGTTTTGCGAATTCAGCCTTAAGATCGGCTAAAGCATCGTCGACACTTGCGATAGCATCTTCAACACTTGATTCATCTCCGTCCATTTCTTCGTCGTCGTCGGCTAGTTCCATTTCAGCGTCTAGATCCATGTCTAGTTCACCTTCATCTTCATCTTCACCTTCGCCAAACGCTTCTTCGGCTTCAATTTCTTCTTCGTCAGACGCAATGTCGTCTAGGAAGTCGCCGGCTTCTTCGTCGCCGATTGCTTCTTCCAGATCATCTTCATTGATATCGTCTTCAACGATTTCATCTTGCTCAACAAGATCTGACCAGATCTCACGAGCTTTTTCTACGAAAGTCTCATGTAATAGCTCTTGAGCTGTTTGCTCTTCACCATTAACTAGGGACTCGATAATTTTTGTATAACGATCACGAGCACTCATATTAATCTCCTTTAAAGAATAGGTTATAACATTACTATTTAAGATGTCTTGGTATAATATAAAGTAAAACGCGGTTAAAACCGCGTTTTTGGTTAAAATAAAGTTTTTTACTGCTAAAAAACGTTATTGTTCTGGTTGTGCTTGTCCTGCTCCACCATATTGTTGCTTATATTGTGCTACTTGCTCAATATGCTCTGCTTTGGACAATTCACGCATGTTTCTTAGTTTGTTCAAGTGTCTTAGTGTAAGTTTAGGACGTCTTGTATCATCTACTTCCCACTTGTTAAATTCATCGTCTTTTGCGTTTTGTGCTAATTCGCCAAATCTCATTATTGTTCTCCTTGTCCTGTTCCTGGAATAGGACTAGTTGCCCCACTAGTTGACTCTGCTCCTGCTGACGGATCTGCTCCAGCCATGTCTTCACCACCTGCTTCTTCTGGAGGTGCTGTTTCAGTTGGCTCAAAACCTTCAATGTCACCACTACGCAATCCTAGTGTACCCAAGCCACTCTTGCTTTCAAATTCAGGACTACTGTCGGTGTTTTCATCTCTCCACATTGCTTCGTTTTCCACAATCTCATCTTCACTAAGACCAAGATATTTCTTGAGTATAAAGCGTCTGCTAAGATAAGGAACGCCTTCAAGATTGCCAAACAACGCCGCTCTGCTGTTGTCAATTTCAATTTCTCTGTATTGACTAAAGCTCTGTGGCTCAATAAATTGTAAATCAAATAAACTACTAGGTACTTCGATTCCTCTAAATTTAAGGAACAGTTTAAATTCTTTATCTAGTTCACTTAGTAGTATACGCTGTATTCTCTGACAATACTGACTAAAACGAAACTCCTGAATAAGAGCAGTACCTACTCTACCATCTGTAAATGCGGCAGTTCCATCATCTGGGCCTGTTGGCAAGTAACTACTAGGTACTCGCAAACCACGCATTAATTTGTTGTTAAAGTATTTTAAATCATCAATCTCACCAAGGTTGTTTCCACCTTGTAGTACGTCAACCTTACTACCACGTCCTTCACCTGTTTGAGCAAAAAAGTAGTCTTCCATAATTGACAGTGGGTTATAAGCGGCATCCATGACGTTTGTGCCACCACCAGTTTTGTTTGGAATACGAGTTTGGTGTACTTCGTTTTTAACTCTTTCTACAAATGCCATTGCTTTGTGTGCTGGCATGTTACCTACATCAATATAAAACACACGTCTTTCTGGCGCACGTTGTACACGGTAGATAATAATACTATCTTCTAGTAATTCTTTTTGTTTGTATACTTTGAAAACTGCTTCAAGAATACTGACACCAAAAGGCCAACTGGCTGTCATGCCATCAGTTAGAGCAATATGTATAACATTACTAGCATCTACAGCATACTCACTATTTTGTGCGCTGTATCCGCCCTGGAAAACACCAGCACTCTTGCTAATAGGAGTAAGTGTACCACCAGGTCCAGCATTAACACCCATGTTGTTTAGTTTACGAGTGTCAGTTGTTACCAAATCTTTGAGATTAAGGTTAATATTTTTCATAATGTACTGATCAATTTCTTTACCAGTACTTTCGTTTACGATGGCTTTAGTAACGTCTTCTGGATTGACCCAGATAAGTTTATATGTTTCTGGATCTCGAATAAAAAACTGATCTCCGTATTTGATAGCACTACGGAACATACCAAAAACACGTTTTTCAAAATCGTTAATATTACACCACTGACGCAAACCAGTTTCCAGTGCGTTAACTTCACTTTCAGTTGCGTCATCTTTAAAATGAATTTCAAACGGCAAACGTGTATCATTGTTTGTTTGTGTACTAAATTCAGCAATAGTATCGAGAGCAGTATTAATTTCACTGTCCATATCCATTTGATCATATTGCGTATATCTTTCAATACGATTTGGCTGGCCACTGTAAACTTCAGGTAGCCAACTTTGCCAACGATTGGCTTTAGCACGAGCACCAGTCGTTTCTCCGTCGTATCTTGTAAAATGTTTCTTCCAAGCCATTGGGTAATTTACCTTTAATTATATTGTATTTATACAATTATCTAAGTAGAGAATTATATATTTCCAGAGCTAAACATACGTCTGCGATCACGATTCGAATTTTCTATTCGCATTAGATCTCTGAGCTCTCTTAGTGATGTTAGCATACTTTCTTTAATTTGTCGAATGTTTTTTAGTTCTTCTTCAGTATCATTGCCTGATTCTTGAACCACGTCACCCTGAGTACTCATATCCTGCATCATCTGTATAGCATCAGCAAATTTTTCGAACTTAGAAGTAAATGCGTTAGCAAATTTATTGTCGACATTGCTAAAATCTAACTGTTCAATAAATTGAGGACCTGCTTCTGCCATCATTTGCTGTAACTCAGCAGACCCAAGATAACTTTCATTCAACGCTGTAGCATCAGCATAAGGAATAGCATTGTTTAGTGACTCAGTTGTTCCGCTACGGGCGGCGGCAAACACACTGTTTAATCCACCAATACCTAGATCTTCAACTGCTTTTAAAATCTTGTCAGTGTCAGTAGCATTTAATATATAGCCAGATTCGGTTGGAACAAATATTTCGGCGCCTGCTTCACCAACAAGATAAGGTCTAGAACCAGTAACAGGTCCGCCAAATCTTCTGGCTTCTAACCATTTTTCTATTACCCAATTTGGATAAGTGGTTCTCCACTTTTGAGCCTGCTCTGCTCCACCTTTCTTTGCTCTCTCCCACTGTTGATCTAAGAATTCAATCTGTGCTGGTAACATCGGGTCTTTAGGACTTATTGGCCTACCATCGATTAGAATAAAACTCGCTCCGCTAGACGCTTCATCACCAGGCTTGTAATTTGGATCATTTTTTGTTTTTTCATCAAATCTTGTTTGTTTATCGTCTAGTGCTTTTCTTAATTCAAAAAGTAATGATGATTCACCTTCTTGTTGTCTATATTCACCACCATCAACACCTAGCATCTCTAAGCCTTCACTATCAAACCCGGGTATAAGTCCTACAGTATTTCTCCATATTTTACCCATGACACCATCACCCATTATATCGTTAAACATGTCAGCAAATGGGCTTGTAATCTCTCTATAATATCCTTGAACATTATCAAAAAAACTATCGCTATCTTTAAGTCTGTCTGTTTCAAGTTGATCAAGAGTTAATGCCAGTTGTTGCCAATCTTCTTCATTAGCATTTCCCTGGGTCGCTTTTTTCATCAGTTTATCTATTTCGTCATCAGTGGTGTCGCCAATGAGGTTTTCGAAAAAATTCCTGTTAAACTGGTTATCTTCTTTATCAAAAGTTTCTTCCATCCAGTCTTTCATGTTACCCAAACTATCAGTGACGTCAGTTAATGCTTCGCCCATGTTGTCCATGTCTGGTAGTAATGCCGCTTGTGCTTTAAAGAACATTTCAGTGGCGTCATTTACTACTTTAACTGTTTTACCACTTTCTGCTAATCCTCTGGCTGTTTCACTAGTGACTTTCTTGAACTCTGTGTCAGTCATTTCAGCACGTTTCTTTTCATTTTTTATTAAATTCAGTCGAGCAATTCGAATTTCTTTACTGAATTGGAACACTTCGTCACCCACCTGGGCAGCAGATGAACCAAACTGTGACGGATCAGCGTTCATGATTGCTTTTCTGAACACGTTTCCTTGATCTGCTAGTTGTCCTGTTTGCACAGCCTTGTTAACTTTTCCAATCAAACCTGGTATTGTTTTTTCGACTTGAGATGTTAAACCAGTACTAATATTTGACAATGCAGTGTCCAAATCAAATGTACTTGGATCATCAGCCGCTCTCATAGCAGCAGTAGTAAGTGCCTCAGTAAGTTTTTCGCCTAATGGGCCAAGACTTGGCGAAATATCAGCAAGTTCTGTTTGTAATGCTTTTAAAACGTCACCTTGATTCTTATAACCAGCATCATACAGACTGTCAATAGCACCAGCGACTTCAACATCTGTAAGTTTTGACATTCTGCGTTTAATAATATCGTTACGATTTTCGCCAGTAACAGCAGCCAATGCTGATGTTTCCAACATAAGATCTGTAAATCCTTTTTTCAATTTATCTTGTGCGTCAACTGTTTGTGCGTTTACTGTACCTGTTAAACGCATAGCGTCAATATAACCAGCGTATGTTTCGGCCATTTGTGCGCTTTGCATACCCCAATCACCATACTGGTCACCTAGATCATTTAACTCACCAATCATTCTAGTAAAGTTGCTTGTGCCCTGACTGATGTTTGATCCTAATGATTGGATAGCACCGCCATAATTGCTTACAATTTTACCTAAATCTTCATAAGCAAGACCAGCATCATAGGCGCCCATACGAAGTTCTTCAAAAGCACTTAGGTTAGTATACATAACAGCACCGCTGTCAATCATACTCTGTTGTACTTCGCTAAACTGTTCGAATTTACCAGCAGCAATACCTGCCCAGGTAGTAAATGCTACACCACCCTTTTTAGCAAGGTCGCCATATCTTGACATTCCTCCCATTGCGCCACTGAACTTTTCTCCCATGGCTTTGCTCATTTTAGGGAAGACAGCGCCAAACGCTCCTGGAAGATCTTGAGCTAAATTAACTGTACTACTAATAGGCTTTTGTGTATTGCTTAACTTGCCAAGGATACCAGAAAGACTTCTGGTTGCTTTTGTAATTCTATCGCCTATACTACGCTTTGCTATATTAGTAAGGCGTTCAGAAGCCTCACCAACACCTTTGGCTCTTGCCGCCGCAGCCTGAGCAGAATTATCCATACTCATTACTTTACCAGTAATTTCTTCATAAAGGTCGTTGTTATGACTTAATGCTCTGCCGATATTACCCAGTGTGGTTTCAGTTGCCCACTGGGGGACATTGGCTGCAATGTCAACACCGTTAATGTTAAGTTTCAAACTATCTGCCATAATTTACCGACTCTCTCTGGTTTGTCCTTCGCTGTGACTCATTGATATCAGATATCAGGTATGCCATTTCTTCTTCTAATTGTGCTAGTGCACTATATATCTCTATTTTGCTATTTGATGTTGGTTCTCCATTTGCCAGATTATCTAGATAACTACCAACTCCTGATTGTACTTCTCCTAGTTCAAAACTTCTAGGAATAAACATTTCTGGTCCACCACCGTCACCAACAATACCAGCCATCATTGCTTCTATGTTTCCACCTAAAGCAAATGCTCCAATTTTTTTTCTTCTCTTTTCGAGTTCTTTTAATTCTTCAGGACTCATTTTTGCTTTTTTTGCTTCAAACTCTGCTTTGGCTTTTGCTCGACGTTGAGCAGCTAAATCTGGTCCACCATATCGTTTAATGGCTTGTTCAGCACGTTTAACTGAATCTTTCCACTTTCGTTTGGCCAGGCTTGAACTATTCATTGGCCCGTCTTTCAATGTTTCGTATCTCCACAAGGCTGCTTCTAATTCATTTTTAAACCCTTGATATCTTGTAACAAACCCTCCTGATTGTATATTAACTGATTTTACAATCTTGTCTGGTATCGGTATACTAACTTTAGTACCTTCAGGTTGTTGACTAACTTTTGGCTTAGCCTCTGGTTCTGGCGTTGGTTTCTTTTCAGTTTCTGGCAACTCTGTATCGTCACTGTTCCAGAAACTATTCCACCATTCTGAAAGTGTCTGAATAGGATCAAAGTCCCATTCGCCTGTATCATCTGGTTCACTTGTTGGTGTTACAACATTTGGAATATCAGGTAAATTATTACCATTATAATTGCTACCAGTTTCAATATCTACAATTTCAGCATTACGTCTGGCTGTTACTGTTTCAGCAGTAACAGTATCAGTTTCTTCGCCGCCTGCTTTGTTTGCTCTGTCAATATCTGCCTGTCCAGCATCAGTTACTTCCCAGGAGAACGGAGCACCACCAAACCAATCGTAACCCCAACCTCTGTCATATTGTTGTGCTACAGTTTGTTTAACTATTTTTTCTCCGTCACTATCTTTTATTGTTAATATTTCTTTTCCATGTTTAGCGCCTTGATCTTCAATCTTATACAAGTCACCACGAACATTTTGATCTTTATATACTTCTTCTTTGGCTTTGTCAAGCTCAGCCTTTGCTTCTCTGACTTTGGGATCATATTTACTTCTTGTATCTGCTATGTTACCTTTCACCTCAGCCATTTCACTGTCAATCTTTTTAATTTCGTTTTGTATGTCTTTTTTCTTATCAGGATCAGTGATAGATTTCATTTTTTCCAATGCCATTGACTTTTGATTTGCTAACGCATTAAGATCCTTTTCAAAAGGTGCTAGTGCTTCTTTTCTGTCGTTGTACAAATCTTCATACACTTTAAATTGTTCTTTAGTTCTTTCAGTTAACTCATCTTTATTTGCTGATCCGCCTATTAGGGCATTCATACCCTTGCCCATCAGACTTAATCCAGTGTTAATTTTCTCAAAAGCAAAACTCATACCTTCAAAGCCAGGAAGTATTTTATGTTCAGTTTGTTTCATTCCCTTGGCAAAACTATCTACAACATCAACTGATTGATCAGCAATTTCAGTTGCTTCAGGTACTTTTGCCATTCCAACTTTTAATTCTTGTTCAGTCATGTCCATGAATCCAGTTTTGCCTGCCTGTCTTGCCTGCATAATCATGGTGTTCACAGCTCTGGCCGCAGGATGACCAGAATCAAATAGTTTAGCGCCAGCAATTGATTTATTAAACTTTTGCATTTCCATTACTAGATCTTGGCCAACAAGTTGTCCGCTAGTTGTTCCTTCCATTATCTTAAAATAATGTTGGGCAATACCAGGGCCTAGCATATTAAGTCTCTCTACAAGTTCGCGGTTAGCATTGTTTACTGGGTCAGTATCTAGGTGTAAATCAGCAAGCGTACCAGTAAAGTTTTGAAGCATCATATCTCTCATCTCTGGACCCATGACTAACTCAGCCAGATAAGAGATTTCTCCTTGTGCTTGCAAGACATTATCTTTAGCGTTTGCTCCAAAACGTTCGGTAATAATTTCACCGTTACGTCTAAATGCTTCCTGGAAATCAACATCTTTTTGCGCCGCTTCTCTGAGTTTTAACATTTCTTTTCTAGTCATACCAGTTTTTCCGGCAAGGAATGTTGTCATTACACTGGACTCTGTAAATCTAGCGGCAATTTGTGCTTTTGCTCTGTCATCTAATGTTCTGACTTCACCAAAGCCATAAAGCATATCTGCTTCTTCTGCTAAACGGGCGGTTAATTCCTTGGTGCTGTACCCCATATCAGTTATGCCCAGTCTACCTGATTCTACTTGAGCATTAAATCTTAAAAAGTCACTCGCACCTTTTAACGAATCCCCGCCAACATTTGCCAGCATTGCTTTGTGATTATCAAGTATAGGCGACAGTTCAGCCATACTTTGTCCAACTTCAGCTGCTAACCCTCTTAACTGAGTCATATCATTGATATCAGTGGCAATTAGTCCAAATTCAATCATTGTTCTTAATTGCTTTTCTTGACTCATTAAATATGCTCCAGCGGCTGATCCGAGAGCAGAAGTTCCTAGTAAAAATTTACCACTAGTGTCTAGGACACCACTAACACTTTTCTTAAAACTACCAATGTCTTTGTCTTTCCAGCCAGCACCTGTTAACGCATCACTAATATTACCAAAAACACCGCCCATGGCTTTGACGCCTTCCATTAATCCTTCAATTGGATCATTGGCACGTTGCATACTCATAATATCACCGGCAGTATCATGCTGCATTGCGGCTGTTAATTTTCTGCCTTGTTCATGATAACTGGCAATTACTTCATCAAGATTTTCACTTAGTAAATCTAACCCAGCTGCTTCACGAATTTTGTTGGATTTTTGTGCTAGATTGGTGTAGATACTGCTCTGGCGTCTATAGATTCCCTCAGCCGTGGCTTCAGATGCCCACGTACTCTGACTATAAATCTGGGTGATAAGTTGTGCTATCTCATCTGGGTTTAATTCTTCTGCCATCGCTCATTAACTACTATTTTAATTGTATAAATACATTTGTGCATTTACTAATGTATTTATTTGGAGAATCCCATGAGTCAAAACCCATTAATTGCGGCTTATAAAAAGCCAGCATTATATGTCAGTCTCCCTAGCGGTGGAAAATACTATGAACCAAAGCCAAGATTAAGTGCTGATGGTGAACTGGCAGTATATCCAATGACAGCGAGGGACGAACTTATTACTAAAACGCCAGATGCGTTGTTTAACGGCGAAGCAACAATCAGTTTGTTGAATAGTTGCTGTCCGGACATTGAAAACCCTGCTCAAGTACCAGTTAGTGATTTAATGGTACTGATGCTTGCTATTAGACAGGCAAGTTATGGTCCAGAAATTGATGTTGATCTACAGTGTCCTGAGTGTAATCATATAAACAGCCTAACTATGTCAGCAACTAGATTGCTTGGAAGCATTCAGATAACAGAAGTTGACCCAATAGTTGCTCTTGATAATGGTTTCAAGGTTACTGTAAAACCATTTAATCTAACAGACAGAACTAAACTACAATTACAAGGCGTTAAACAACAGCGTATTGTAAGAGATATGAGCAATTCTGATCTAAGTGATGAAGAACGAAACAAACGCTTTGGTCAGACATTTATTGAACTTGCTGAACTTACTATTTCACTTATCAGTAACTGTATTGTTAGCGTATCAGTACCAGATTCAGACGAATCATTTGAAGACAATGTAACTATTTTAGAGTGGTTACAGAGTATTAGCAAAAAAGATTACGATATGATTAGAGAACGAGTAGAACAGATGAGTGAGGACGGTATGAATCGTGAGTTTGACGCTACTTGTGAAGATTGTAAGCATAAATGGAAAACAGATATCGAATTGGATATCGCAAATTTTTTCGCAGGTTGATCGCCACTAGTCAACCGCACGAGACTGAACAAATTGTGGAGAGGTACAACAAAGGCCTCGAAGACGCAGAAGCAACATACATGGATATAATGTTATATAGTGGCGGTGCTATTAGTTATCAGGACCTGATGACTATGCCACTACCATCTGTGACTATATTGATTAAACAAATGAATGCCCGAACAGAAAGACAAACTTCCGCCAGCAAAAAACGCTAACCAGTGATTAGTTTATAATAGTCTTCTGGCCAACTGTCATAATATTTGGTAGAGTGTAAGTATTTGCGCTTTTCCATTATATCATCATATAACTGTATAAACACGCAATTAGTGAAGTTTTTAGCAAAATGCCCTGATGTTGTTGAACTAGTAAAGTACAGCAAGTCAGGGTGTTTCTTTCTGAGAGTTTCTAGTTCAATCTCAACAAGTGACATATCACAAACATCACCTAGCCAAGCGATACCTATTTCATAATTAGTTTTGTCAAACGTTTCAAGTTGAACTGATCTATCACTCAGAGCATTGATAAACTGTATTTTGTTTTGTAGTCGTGCTTTTCTAGCAAACGGACATATAGGAAAGCCATCTTCTTTTTTTGCTTCGATCTTTTCAATAGTCCACTTCAAGAACTCATCTTGAAATTGTTCAAATGTCATATTTTTTCTTTCTTGGGAGTCTTTAACAGATGCCTTACGGCATCTCATCTTCGTTTCACTTCGTTCAACTCGACGAATTTTTATAATCGGAAACTTTTAAAAGAGTATTTGATTGTAGTAGTATTTATGGTACTTTTCCCTGATATTTCATTCACACTTAGCCTGAAATGGCCAAGTGCGAATTCAACTTTTCCCATCAAGTCAAACACATCGTTATAGTAAAACCTTTTTACAGGGAGACGCGGTTACGCTAAACGTCTTTACTTACTGCTTATAAACGCAGGAACACACATTGCCTAACGACGACTTTGTGCTACCCGTAGGTTGTAATTGGACAACAGAGCCTACTCATTGTTTAAGTACACGGCGCACCAGAATCTGACGGTGGACGAACCACAGCCTCAAGGTGAGTCGAGCAACCTCGACCAAACTGAGCATGTTAGCCTATATTAGTAATATATTAGAATTGTATTAGTAAGAGATGGTCTCTATCAGCCCTCTTTTAGAATATGCGAGCCGTGTACTTTGATTTGAATTATGCCGTTATAATATTCTTTTGTTTCAAGAACTTTTCTTTCAAATTGTTCTCTTGCTTCTATATAACTACATTCTGCCTTTGATTTGCCGTAATATAATATTTCTCGGGTAAATTTGTCTGTGCCTAGTTCTTCTACGTCAGCCTTTAATTCGTCGTTTGATCCCCAATAATCGCGCCAATCTGATTCTACTGTATAACGTCTTTTTCTAGTTTTGCCTTTAAGTGGTGGTCTTGATCTTTTAAAACGAGCCAGTTTTTTGCCTATATATTTTCTGCCATTAGTAGTATTCGTGATTAGATATACGAACCCAGTACAATCTTCTGGAAGTTCTGTTACAAGTTCGCCTTCATACGTCCAATCGCTATTATTCATCTAAGTTTCTTTTAATATCCTGTACAACATCTATACCTAACCCTTCGCGAACTTGACGAGAGGATAAATCAGGATATCTAGTAAAAACTGATGAATTTTCTGTGGTAATAGTAATAGTATTACCAAGTGAGTCGTGAGTCCATGGATAGATTTCACCTATAATTTTAATGTCATCATCATCACCCATGTTTACGCATCCACTATTTCAACCTCTGTATTAAAGGTTGTAAATCCATTCTCTTTTGTTACTTGTAGTACGTTATTAACACGACCTACAAGTTCATCACGGTGTGAAATAAGCAAAATGTTTTTGTGACGTTCACGTTCCATTTTCTTTAATACGCCTAGTGCGCTTTCAACACCCATGGTATCCATACCACTATCAACAAGTTCATCAATACATATTAAACTAATAGGATGATTCATACTTTCAAATACATCACGAAATGCCCAACTTAAACCAAGTATAAGTCTGTTACGTTCTCCACGTGATAAATTGTCAAAGTCTAAATCCTGTCCTAACTGTATAATACTAACTGTTAGATCTGACTGGAACTGCACTTCATGTGGCAATCCCAATCGTGTAATATAATATTCCAGTCTTGAATTTAAAAACTGTAAATTTTGTTCAATGATACGTTTGCGAATAAAACTATCTTTGTTAGTTAATAGTTTAAGTAAAAACTCTTGATGATCCTTCAGTTCATTCAAACGATTTACTTCACTCCAGTCTACTTCTTGTAATCCAGTATTACGGAGTGCGTCAATTTGTTCTTCATATGGATCGGTTTCTTCTTCTTTACGCTTAATATCATTTGATACACTTAAAATACTATTCTGATGCTCATACGCTTCATGTACATTATTATAATGTAAATTAGGAGCAACCCCTAATTCTCCTAAATCATTAAGTGCTACTTTATAATCATTTATCATTTGTGTTTCAGAACCAATATGTCTTACTGAATCTTCTACTAATTCTGTCTTTTGAGCAATAATTTTATCATGTTGTTCGTCATGAATCTCTTGTCCACAAGCATAACACTTGTGTTCTAGTGTAGCATCTAAATCTGCTTGTGCTTTGTCTAGACGTTTTTGTTCTCTTTCAATACTGGTAGTAAGTTTGGCAATTTCACTGTTCAGTGTATCAATTTGTTGCTTCTTTGAAATAAATTTTTCAAAATCTACATGTGCTTGTAACTCTGCTTGTATATCTACTTGTTCTAAATTTTTTAGTTCTCGTTTCAATGTTTTTAAATCATCGTCTCGTTTCGTAAACCAAACACGTTGACGCCTTTCTAGATCACTAATACTAGAACCTATGCGTTCGTTTGCCTCTTCAATACCTTTGATCTTATATGTTTCTTCTTGTACACCATCTTTACTTTTTTTAACAAGTTCTTTTAGTGTTTCTGCTTTTTCACTAAGTTGTGTGATACCCAAAAGTTGTTCAATAAGTTCACGTTGATCATTTGCTCGCATACTAAGAAAAGGTTCAGTATATGTGTTTAACGCCATTACATGTTTAAACATAGTATGGCTCATACCTAGAAGTCTTTCAATTACACGCTGGCTTTCACGACCTTCTCCCTGCATTTCATCTGTACTAGCAGTATCAGAATCATTAACTAAGAAACGGAACAAGTTAGGTTTGCGTCCTCGTTCAATTCGATAAGGCACGCCGTCTTTTTCAAAGTCAACAGTAAC